TTTGATTTAGAACCTTTAAACCAATGATGAAGAGTTCCTTCGTTCATTCTATATTAAAATATTATTCTTTATTATTTAGAAAACCTTGTTTTAGTAATTTTGACAGTTCTGAAGTAGATCCTACAAATACAGCATTATTTGTAACATTATTTGTTGTTTTAACAGATTCTTCCTCAATATCTTTCAATTTTTTCTGCAAATCTATAAGTTTGTCTGTAACATCACCAACACTTTTAATTAATTGTCCAGCAACTTCATATGCTCTTGGTTGATCACTTTCAGAAGCAAGTTCCATAATTCCATCAATTGCTTCTTGCCCCTTTTCAATTAAAGAGTAAAGATTTGCCCTTGTATACTCATAATCTTTTTTTATATCAACAGAAGATGTTGAAAATTCTTTCACCTCATTGTTAACTACAACTGCATCAGAATTGTCACATACTTGAATTTCAGTAGATGTATTTAACACATCGTCCAGTTTGTCAAAATTTTTAGGTTTCATAAACTTTAAATGTCAGTTTTTTGGACAGGACTATAAACTTTTGCGTCTCCCAAAAATTCCCAATTTTCATTAAATCCAAAATCATCATCTGGTTCAGCATCAATTGGATCTGGAGTAACAGTATATCTCATTTCTCTTCTTGCAGTTTGAACATCTGTAGAAGAATACATATCCACTTGAACTTTACGAATGAGACTATCTGTACTATCAGATATTGGACCAAAGAGATAAGTTTTTGCAGTAAACTGTAGAGTATATAATAATATTCTTCTAGTTGAAAAATCTCCTTCATAATCATCTCTAAAAGAAATATCATCTAAAACTATTGGTATATCTTTTTTTTCTCCAATAGTATCAACCATATCTACTGTTACTGTAAATGCTGGTTGAAAAAAGGGTAAAATTTGCTCAATAATTTGAAGTACATCGTCATTTAATTTCGCCATTATATTCAATTCAAATCCTATATTATAAGGAACTGGCATGTATACTTTTTTAATTTTACTGTCATTTGTCACAGCTTTAAAAGATTGAGTCGCTGTAGTTTTTCTTGATGGATCATACTTTAAAGAATTCATTTCAAATGACATTCTAGGTAAAGTTATGGCTACTGGTTTATTTAATTCTGCTTGTTGTTCTAGTCTTGCTAAAAACTTTTGTGTTGGTCCATATGCTAACGGAACTCTTATTTCACTATAATCATTATTATCTGCATCTTGATGTTTAAGTGTTATGTTATTAAATAAATTACCAAAAGCAATTATAGTTTTTCTAATATTTTGGTGATAAAAATAAGTTCCTAGCATTAATAATTACCGAATAAGTTTTTTTCTGAAAAATCTACAATAGAATTAGATTCTGTTTGTATTTCATCATTTTGTTCATATTTATCATATAAATCTGGTATTTCGTATTTTTGTAATGGATATCTTGCTGATGATATAGAACCAACTATTATTTCACCAGGTATAAAGTCTCCATTTGTAAATCCTACTTTCAAAGTATTTGTAGTCGTATCCCATTCTTTAACTCTACCTCTAGTACCAGAAGTTTCACCAATAATTACTTCATTAAATATGTAAGTACTGATACCTACAAGAAGAGGTGGATTAGATATATCTATTGCTGGATTTGATTCATATCCAATTCCAGCATCAGAAATTAATATTCTATCAACTTGCCCCAAATTATTTGTAAATACTTTTGCCCTAGCGGTAACAGCAGAACCAACAGTAGGTGAAGAAAATCCTATTGATGGTGATGATACATAACCTGATCCATTATTTGTAATAGATATACTTCCAATTCCAGAATAAGTCTTTTCAATTACAGCTTTTGCTGTTGCACCAACACCAGTATTACTAGTAATTATGACTATTGGTTCTGTTACATAACCAGATCCTGGGTTTACAATTAATACTTCTTTTACTGAACAAAAATTTCCAATGCATGTAGTGATTGCAACTGCTTCAGCGTTTGTTCCTCCTGAAGGTGCTGTACTAATAGACACTACTGGTGTATCATAATAGTTATATCCATCATTAATTAAATCTATTTTTCTAACATATCCAGTAACAATTGATGTTTCTGCCGTTGCTTTAGATCCAGAAGAAAATAATTTAAGTGTAGTGATGTAACCTTGATCTTCTAATTTTCTATCTATTTCCTCAATTGAAGTGTTTATATTACCAATACTTTCACCATATTCAAAAAGTTCACATTTTAATTCGTAAACATAAGTTTTTCCTAATTGATAAAAAGGTTGTTCATGTTCTACAAATTTAATTTCAAATAATCTTCCACCAAGAGGAAAATAAATTAAATCACCTTCTCTTGGACGACTAGATACTATTATTTCATCTGGATCCATATCTATTAAAAATGGAGCGATAAAGTCTTCAAATCTCTCTTTTGAAATTATTAGACTTAATTCATCCTTTAAATTCATACCAAATTTTGATAAGATGTCCCCGGATCCAGTATATCCATCAAAATTACTTACGTATGCCTCTATAGAAAAATTATCATCAAATTTTGAAGCAGTGACTTCTCTTAAAATTGTTTCCTTTCTTACAAATTTTTGTGGTATGTAAGTAACTTCAACACCATATATTTTTAATTGTTCATTAATAAGTTGTTGAATTAAATTTTGTTCTGGTCCAGAACCTTGTAGAAAAAAAGGATTTAGTGCCATAATTATCCAATAAAGTCGTATGGTGGTAATTCATATTCTGACGCCATACGCTGCTTTAAGTCATCTAATTCTCTTTGAGCATCATCATAAAATTCTCTACCATTTAATTCGATTCCACCAGGTAATTTAACACCTCTAAATTTAATTAAATTTTGACCCCATTGCCTTTTAATTAATGATGTTAAATATTGCTTTAAAAAACTGTCATTATAAACTTTTGTAAAGTCATTTGGATCTAAAATTCGATAACAATCTATAACCAAAAAATTACCAGCACTTTGTGCTCCCCAATCAATGTCCAAATACATTCTATTTTGTCTTTTATTAAATCTTATTTGTTTATCCGTTGTTAATAAAAAGTCTATATCTTCAAGATATGATTTTACCATTGCATATTGTAAAAGTTCTACAGAATTAAAATAATATAAGTCATTTAAAAACAATTGATATTTTATACTAAACATTCCACCAGAAATTGAACTAGTATCAAATTTAAATACTTTTTCTATTCCAATTACAGAATCGGGTACTTGGATATAATTAGAAGATTCATAAAAATCAAAAGATCCTATATCAGAAGATCCTGTGGTTGTAACTATTCCAGGTCCACTTGTATTTTTTGCACTTCCTCTATCAATATCTTCTTGTGTGATTTTGTATTTTAAATACATTCTTTCAACACCGTCAAAATGGCGCTCATTAAAATATTGAAGAGCATCATCAACTAAGTCATCTATTTGATCATCATCAACATTAATCTCCAAAACTGGAGCACCCAGTCTTCTCAAACAATAATCTATTAATTGTTGTCTTGTTGATGGTTTTGCCATATTACTAACTATCTCTTGTTATACTTTTAGAAACAATCGCAGATCCTTCTATTACTTTGGTTATATCACCAGTTCCATTATTTGTAATAATAATGTCATACATATATCTTCCAGGTTTTAAATTTGATGTTGAACTTGGTTCTAACTCTATTTTAATAACACCTTCAGATGGAGGAGAAACTGCAGTAGCAATGAAATTTATATAGGAACTACTTTGTGGATGTTTTCTCAGTTGTGATTTTACATCATAATCAGTAAGATTTAATGCAGATCCATTATCATTAGATAAATTGAATGTTTGAGTAAATGATGTACCCGTATTAATATTTAAATTGACTACGTATGCTGCCATTTACTGCAAAAGTATCGTACAATTATTTAGGTTAATTAAATAATGATATTACTTCTTGCTGTTTTAAATATAATTTAAAGTATAATTTACAAAAAATTCTTAATTCATCTTCACTTAATTGATCAATTACTCTACAATGTTTTTCATATTCAAATAACTTATTAAAGTCATTTAATTCAATTTCTTCTGGTTTCATTTAATAACTCCTTTAATAAAGATTTAATTTCATCAATTTCACCTCTTAAGGCTTCAATTTCTTTTTTAGTATTCATTCTATTTGAAATACTATTTAAATACTGTTTATATGAAACATTATCACAATTAACTATAGCACCAGTATTTTTATCTCTAAAAAGGTTTGGATGTCCTTCTACCGTTATTAAATTATCCATTATGCTAATGCAATTGCTCTCATATCTTTTAATCTTGGGTATTTATCTTGCCTTGTTCCAGACATAACTACCTTAATTGTAAATCCAATAAATGGTCCAACATCTGGTGCAGTGTATTGATATTCTAAGAATTGGTTTTCCAAACTACTTGGAACTGGAGTATCTGATAAACCACTATTTTTTGAAATATCAACAACATCGAGGTAACCATCTAAATTATTATCAGTTGTCAAGTTATCATATCCAGGGAACAAATTAAATGATGGTACAGATTCATTTGACTCTGGTTTTATTAATGAATAAAGAACCCTAAAATCTGAAGAAGAATGACGATATGCTGATAAAATAACTCTTAAACTATTTGAAGGTTGGGTTAATCTAATAGTTTTAGAAACATAAATTGCTGCATGAGGATCATCTAAAACACTATTAACTCTACCATCAGAAGGATAATTTGTAACTGGGTTATTTAATCTTACGCTGTGATATTCAGTAAATGTATCATCCAAGAAAATCATTGGAGATAAATTATAGTTATTAGATTTTAATGTCAATGCGGTTATTTGTGATTTATTTCTGGGCATTGAATCCAGATATTCTTCTGAATTTGTATTAGATGCTATTAATCTAATCTGATTTAACTTATTCGCCTGATTTAAAGTTATATTTTCATAACCTAAATCAACAAATGATAGCTCACTTCCATTACAACTTGTTCCAGAAATAGTTCTCATTTGAGACGTTACTTCAGTTGATGCTCCAGGTATAATAATATTATAAAAAGGTATTGCAGTATCATATACTATATTTTCTGATGCATAAGCATTGAATCCTCCAGCACTTTTTTCTGAATTGAAAGATAGCATTGGGCCACTATTATCATTTGTTCTACTCTTTGCAAAAACGTAACCATCTTCTAAACCTCCTCTATCAATCTCCAAATAATAACTATCTAAGTCTATATTTGAATCCACTAAATTATGTTTTTTGTTAATTCTTCGTAATGATACTCCACCCAATTCATATTTTCTAACAACGGAATTTTGACCATGATTTCTAGTTAATGTAGAATCAATTTCCCTCTCTAATCCACTAATGACACCACTATCAACATCAGTATATTTAATAATTTCTCCATTTATAATTAAATATCCAGGATAATCATCATCAACTGATATACCTTCAAAGGTGTCAAAATATTCTGAATCTATAGATGGTATTTGTAAAGAAGAATCTGTTATTAGTAATTCACTACTTAATAAAGATGATGGTGTATCGGGACTAACTCCACTTAATTCAACTATATTGTTTGATGCATACATTCCATGATTAAAATGATCTACTTTAAAATATTTTCCATCAGAAAAACTACCGTATTCTGTACTTGATAATATTTCAGTTCCCAATCCAGTTTTACTACCATCATTTGCAAAATAATGCAATTCTCCACCAGAGAATTGGTTACCTTGAACATTGGAAAGATATAAAGTATCAATTGCATTGTTATTACCAGTTATTGTAATTATAGCGTTTTGACCTTTTTTACCTGTAACATCATCTGTTACAATACCAACAGCGTCACCAATAGAATAACCATGTCCAAAATCATTACCATTAACTTCTGCTGATGTTATTAAACCATTTGCATCTGCAGTTATTTTTAATTTTAATCCAGTTCCATTTGAAGAAATTGGAAATACGGTTACTGTAGAAACCCCTACACCATAATTTCTACCAGTATTACTTATCTGTACAGATGATACAGAACATCCAGTGCCGACTATAGTTCCATAAATTTCTTGATTTTCATCTTCTCCTACTTTTCTACCTATTGTTAATATATTATTGATAATATCGGAATCATATGTTGTTGTTATACCAACTTTAAGTTTTCTTGGGAAAACTTTTATTGGATTGTTAATCAATTTTCTAATATATTCATTACTCTTATCTAAAGATGGATTTTGGAAGTATGCAATACCAGTTAAAGATGTAAATTTAGCTTTGTATAATTTAAATTTCAAATCTTCATATTGATCATCTGTCCATATTGAACCATTTTGTGATTTAAATAAACTTCCAATTGCAAACTGTTTTGTGTATCTTACACTTTCAACATCAGGAAGATTTGATGTATTAACTGTTTTTTCACCCATTCTTGCAACCCAAAGTTCATATTGATCGCTCTGTGGTGCAAGAATTACAATCGCATATTCAAGACTTGGTGGTAAAAATATTGGATATGGGAAAGTAACTCTAGTCGGTACTGATCCATCTGAAGATACATCAACATCAGAAGGTGTCAATACAACAGGATCTCCAATAATAGTTAAAGTTGGAACACCCAATTCTACAGTTCTAATCTGAACAGTTACTGGAGCATTTCCTGGGTCTTTTTTAGCAAAGAATAAATCTACTGCAGTTAAAAATGCACCATTTACATCATCATTAAATGAGTTTAGTCCTCTACTGGAACCAACAAGGAATGTTTGTGCTAGAGGATCAGCATGAGTTTGTTGTTGAATAATTCTCGTTACATTTCTAGTAACGTTAGTAACATTTTGAGTTATATTTTGTTGGGTTATATTCTGTTGAGTTATATTAATTACTGGAGCAGGAGGTTCTGGTAGTGATATTGAAGATATACTTTCATTTCTTACGGAAGTAAGAGTTCTTGTTCTTATGTTATTTGTTGTTACTAATGAGGCATCAATTGTATGCTGTCTTACTATATTTTGATATGTTTGTACTGTACCTTCTGATAAGTAATTTGTTTCTGCAGATGATATATCTGTGCCATTCAATAAACCATTTTCATTATTTAAACTTGTAGACAACTTAAATGTCTTATTTCCAGTAGAAAATCTATTAGTTGGAGGTGGTGAAGTATTTGGATCTCTAATAAAGAAAGTTCCTATTAAATCACCATAATTATCTGTAATTAATCTTAAATCTCTAACATAAGCATATGCTCTACTAGTTTCACCAATCAATAGTGCTCCTCGAACTAAGTATCCAGAATATAATCCTTCATTCTCGTCTGATAAAGAGAATGTGTCAATATTTAATACTGTTGTAGATTCACTATATTCTGATGGTATTGATTCATTTTTTGAGTATGGATTTGATTCATATATTTTTTTTAGATCTGGACCATTATATGGACCAAATTTATGATTTGGTTTGGCAAGTCTAAATGTAATAATGGGATCACCACCATTAAAACCTACTATATTTTCACCACTTATAAAAGGACCATTTGTTCCTGGATTTTGCAGTTCTAAATCTTTTGTTACTTCTATTAATTTTGGAGTAAAGTCTATTAATCCATTACCATCCAAAAATGGATAATATTGAGTAAATGACTTTAAGTTAGAAACCGTAAATTCAGTGTTTCTAGATCTCATGAAAGCGTCAAGTTCACTTTCCACAAAAGATCTTTCGGTTGATTGTGAAGTACTAGAAGATGATGAAGTGAAAGACTCACTTGAACTAATGGCATCATCAGAGTCACTTAAACTTAACTCAGTCCAAGTGTCACGAACTTGACCAACACCCAATCCACCAGATCCAGATCCAGTAGTATTGTCAACATTATTTAAAGTTATCCTTTCAGTATTTACTGTACTTTCTAAGTTTAAAGTGTTATTATGAGTAATAATTCTATCTGGAAGTTCTACTGTTCTTATCCACGTATCTCTAAATGGATTTAATCTAATATCTCCAACATATTGAATGACATGGAATGGATTTACATTCTCTACTCTTGTAGCTAATGGTTGTTCTATCCAATCAGCATTTTCATAATCTAATGTTACAACATTTCCAGTCTTTCTAACTCTATTGTCCAATAATTCAAAATTTTGAGATAAATCTACTTGATTTGACGCAGGAATAATTTGATTTTTTAAACTATTTTTTGATATTAATGGTGTTAACTCATTTCTAGAAAAATCTATTTCTGACAATGAATATCCATGGTCAATAAAAGAATCATTTTTAAAAGAATCTGCAAAAAATCCAGTTTTAAAACGATTTATTCCTTCAGAATCTTGTATCTGTAAAGTTTGGGTATTTACTTCTAACAGTGAAAGAGAAGTGACAATCTCTAAGTTTTCTACTCTGTCTTCTATCTTTCCAATGTCTCTCATCGTGTATCTTCTGTTATCTATCAAAGACACTTTTGCGTCACTTATATCGTAAAGATATGGTGGTAATGATATTGAAGCAACTTCCAATAAATCTGAGGACTTGAATGGTTCTTTTGGATTTGTTGAAGATATTCCTTTTTCTACAATAAATGTTCCATAACTATCAAGATATACTTTATCAATTCTTCCCAAATAAAATTCATAGTTTATCAAACAAGATTCATTTGGTGTAAATATTACTCTTAAAGAAGTTTCTAAATCTCTTGATGAAAAATCAAATGGTGATGATGTAGAATTGCTAAAATAAGATACTCTTGGTCTAAAATCTAAAGTATCAGATGCTCTAACATTTAAAAATCCAATGTTGGGTATGTCTTTTCCATAGTTTTCTCCATTATAACTTAATACACTAAACAGTTCTCCAGAGTCACTAGCAGGAATATCATAACGATCAAAAACTATAGATAATTTCCTAGATGGTTCTGATTCACCTCTGTTTCTTATTAATTTTGAATAATCATAATATTGATTTTTTTGCCCCTTATCCAACTTAAAGGAACTTGTTATATTTTTATATCTACCCACACTTATGGATAAAATTGGCGCTCTTATACCAGAGTCTTTAAAGACTACTTCTTCATCAAGTTGAAATTTATTGGCATTCAAATAGACAAAATCTACACTATTTGAAGATTTTCCTACAACTCTGGCTATAGATTTGCTAGTTTTGCCAACAATATCTTCACCAATTACTGCATTGTCTGAAATTCCATATAGTGAAGAAAATGTTAATTGATCAAAAGATGGTGAAAGTGTGTCTAAAGATTCATAAACTGCCAAAACTCTAATTACATCTGGATATCTTAGACATATTTCAGAATCTTGAACTCTTAATCCATAATAATTATTAAAAGTCAATCCATCATTAACAGATGAATTAGAATTTGAACCTGAAGATTCATATTTTGATAGATTTACTGATAATATTTCACTCTTTTTGTGTACTTTTACTTTACTTTGTATACCAGTTTTCACAAATGTTCCGTTTACAATATATGGAGTTTTATTTTGTATTCCATTAAATGTAATCTGAGTGTAATCTATATTAAAAGTAACCTGATCATCCGTTAAAGGTTCTATTGTACCATCAGTGTAGTGTATAGAATATTTTTCAGGATCAAAGGTATCAAATTTTACTGTATCATAATTTGTAGGAAGATCAAAATTTTGTACATTTAATACCAACGTATTATTTGATATTGCAGATAATCCAGTAGTACATTGAGATGAAAATGTTAATTGTGAATTATTTAAATCTATAGTTGAAATATTTGTATTTGGTAAAACTGAATATAGATAAGAAGAATTTTGATTTTTAATCGAAGAACTTCCAATTAAAAATCTTACTTGTATTTCAGAATCAGTTAAATCACCATCATTTACATTTGTAACTGAAGTTATTCCAGATAAAGTGAGAGAAGTATTATCAGCAGAAATACTGGATACTACGTTAAATGTTTCTGTGTTAAACCCAACTCTAGAATATCTTACAATAGTATCAGTTGTTATTCCACTAAAAGATTTACCTACAGGAGTTGTAGTTCCATCAGATTGTATTGTAATTTGGTCTTGTCTACTAAATCCTTTAGGAATATAAGAATCTAAAACAGTATCTGCTAAAAATTTTGTAGATCCATTATAATACACAGATTTAATATCTGAAGAATTATATGATTTTATTTCTGTAATAAATCTGGGAAGCGTTGTTACACCATTAATTGTTATGGATTCATTTTTTATAAAACTTCCAGATGCTTGTCTTACTGTAGCAACAGTTCCTGATGTACCAGCATTTACAACATAAGCAACAGCACCACTACTGTTACCTACAATCACTGAAGAAACTGGTAATTCACCAGATGTTAATGAACTATTTAATGTTAATTCTGTATAAAATTGAATATCATAAAGATATAGATCCCACTTAGTTTCTGCAGAAGAATATGGAGAATCTGTAAGTTTACACAAATAAACTCTAGCGTCACCTATTCTCAATCCTTGAGGATTTGTTGTTAGATTTCTTCTTTTACTATAAAAACCTATTGTTTTTTTATTTGGAACTGCACCATAAACATTATTGATTCTCAATAAATTACCCATTCTAAATGGAACTAAGACATCTTTAATCTTTTGAGTATCTCTTGGTTTTTGAACATCTATAGTTGTTGTTCCAGTTTTTTCTACATCATATCCTTTAACATAAGCTTTTCCAGGACTGATACTTACACACATTAAATCATCTGAGGGTGTATTTCCTCCAGACGTTATATCCTCATCAAAATATAAACCATTATTGCCCAATAAATTATTTAAAGAGTTATTAAGAGAAATATTAAAAGGAACTACACTATAATTTCCAGATTCATCATAAGTTCTTTGTGCAATATAATCTTTTATTAAATTATAATTTGCTTTATTTTCAAGTTTTTTAAGGAAACCATTTTCAACTCTTAATAATTCAATAAAATCTACATCATTTGTATCAGTTAATAATTTTTTTGTTAAAGACAACTCAATTTTTAATCTGTCTGCTCCAGGCGCAGAAAAATTTGTAAAACCTTTTGCATTATCAAATAAAGATGTATCTTCTTTAGACGTAATAATTTGCTCAGATACGTTTAATCCTACTCTATAAGATGATACGTTATTATAATAATCTAAAATTAAAGTATGCTTACTAACATTTACAAAAGTTCCTCTGACAAAATATATACCATCATCAATTGACACTGAAGATCCAATTGCAGTGGCATTTTCCGAAATTAAAGATGCAAAAGGAGTTCCATCAGATATAACAGTATTGTTTATTCCGTAAGAAATTGCTTCAGTTGATAATAAAGATTCTCCATCTAAAAAGAATGACTGATTAAAGTCATTATCAGATTCCAAATACTTCACATACAATGTGATGTTTTCAACATTATTTCCATCTGGAAAAACTACACTTTTTACAATAGCGGATAATCCTGATACTTCGCCTCTTATTATTTGACCAACATATTTTTCTATATAAAAAGATAAATCTACACCGAAAGATGTAGGATTTAATTTTACTGCACAATATTCTGAATCGTAAGAAACACCACCAGGTATTACAACAGATCCTTCTTTAAATATATGACTACCAAAAGACTCTATTTGATTTTGTAAAATAGATTGGATTGTATTTAATTCTCTAGACTGTACTGGTTTTGCTGGATTGAAAAGAACTTTATAAAAATTCTTTTCAGAATCAAAGTCATCAAAATATGGGTTAACATTAAGATTAGTTTTTTGTGCCATTTTTTAAAATTCTAGAATAATTTTAATATCTTCTTTTTGTCTAGAGCTTCTCTGTACTAAAGGTCTATTATCAATATAGATAATATCTCCAGATGTTTTATTTATCTCTGGAGATGCGATACCAGATGTAAAAGTTACATCTAAATTGATTAATTTATTATTAATAGTAACAACACTAGTGTTGAAATCATCCACTATAGTAAATACACAACCAAATTCTCCAGTTATAGGGATATTCCTTACGCTTGTAAAATCTATATTTGCATCTGCTGATGAAGAAATACCAATATAATCTGTTTGGTCGTATGGTTCTTCACTGTAGTATAATGATCTATCCCTAAAATATTTTAAAACTCCTGTATCCTTGTCATATGAAGCCACATATGCCTTGGCTCTTTTATCACCAACTTTTTGCTCAATTCTCTCCCCAATTTGAGGTAGTGTATCATCACTTAAAGATATTTTAAGAGCAGATAATCCAGAAAATCTATCTGAAGTATAATTCTCATCAGAACTATATTTTTTTGGATTTTTTAATATACCTATTTGAGCAAATCTAGTATCTATTGGAAAATCTTTTGATGAATCATCAAATCTAGTATAGATTAACACTCTATCAGATCCTAGTTCTCTGTAAATATCATATCCATGACCTTTTGATGGAGGTATTATTGGTATAAGTTTTGCTGGATCGGTAATAGTACCCGTTTTTTGAAGAGGTCCAAGATCTACTATCCCATAAGTATATCCACTTCCACCTGAAGTAACCGTAGTGCTAGTAATTTCATTATTTTCATTTGTTTGAATAAAGACACGCGCACCACTACCATCACCTAATATATCAACTTCACCTGGGTTATAAGAATTACCAGGTTCATCAATGTAAACATATTTAATTTGATTATTATTTAAAGATGAATCACCGTTTTCTCTAACTGACTTTATTTGTGATAAAGAAGATGTGCTCCAATCATTCGGTAAAGGTATATACTCTGTGGAATCAAATTTAATTATATCTGTTGGTGGAACTGTAAATAAATATTTCCAAATATATCCATCTCCACTATTTCCTGCTTTTGAAGGTTCCAAATCAGTAAATAATGGTTCATCTTGAGATTGATTACCCGTAGTATTAATTCCGCTAGATCCATTAGATATGCAAATATACACTTGGTATTGACTATTCATTACATAATAATTTGAATCATAAAGACGAGATCTGTCTGTAACCGCAGATGGATTTAATGCACTATAATCGTGCCTATACATATCATATTTTACACCCTTAGTCCACTCTATTTTTCTTATACATCTTCTAATATTTGAAGATGTTACTTTTTTACCATATAAAAGTGTATCACCATAATGATATAAGTAGTCAGTATTATCTGTTGGATTTAGTACAACTGGAAATCCTTCCCCAGAAAAATTAGGTGAATCCCAATTTTCGTTTCTACCAAAACTAGAATTTCGTGCTGGATTCGCTAAACCAACAAAAACATAATAATTATCAGATCCCGTAGATATAGAGTCTACAAAATTATTTGTATTTAAAATTCTAAATTGATCTGTAACAAATGCTGGCATATTTATATCTTTTTTTATTATTTATATCAAGTTCCTTCCGTTAAATCGGATTTAATAGATCCAGTATTTCTCAAACCATAACTTCTTCTTTGTATTGTTGGATATGTTAATATTCCAGAAGAAACGTTATAACCACTAACACCAATAGAAATTGGGTTATTTGAACGAGTAAATCCACTAATTCTTCCCCAAGAAAACTTACCTACAGGATTTTGTAAAGTTCCGGTAGTTCCTATTCCGATAATATTTGTAGAATTTGAAATATTACATGTTATTATTCCTAAACTTGTATCTATTCCATGAACATAATAAATGTTATCTAAAAATTGTGTTGATACACCAATAACTTCATTTTCACTTGAATCTATCGTAGTCAATCCAGTGCCAACTTTAGTATCAAAAATATAAATTGGATAACCAACAGATAGATCTGAATAATTTCCACCTGGTGTTAAAATCTTAAATTCTATTCCTAAATCAGTACCAATGCCTGATGTAGTACCAATACCAATAATTGTACCATCAAATCCTGATACAGTATTAGCACTCACTAAAGTTTCATCTTCTAAAGATGGATACTCTACTATTACTTGAGGAGGATTTGTGTTTGTATATCCAAATCCTGGATTAATAACAATTACATTTGATATGGATCCATTTAAAATAGTTAATTCTGCAGTTGCAGTTGTACCAATCCCAACACCTATACCATAATATGGATTTGATATTTTTATTTCAGCACTAGATCCTGTGTATCCAATACCACCACTTACTATTGATAAAGATTGTATTGTTCCTGCTGTTGAAACAATAGCAGTTACTATACCAACTTCTACAGATTCATTTGATGGAATAATTAAAAGGTCAATTGTTTCTGTTGGAAGTTCTCCCTCATAATCAAAAAACTTTGAATTATCAACAAATATTTCAGTATCTGATGATGAAAAATCTTTTATGACTTTAGCAGTTGGATAAATTTGTGGTTCTAATGAATTTCTAGATTTTGAATAAAGAATGTCATTAATTATAATATCCTCTTTTTGCTTTGTTACATATATTGGTCTTTCAATTTGTTCATTAATACCTTGATCAAAATAAAGATTGGTTTCTAACAATGTAGATGAATTAATATCAAAAACTGTTCTAAGTTCTTGTGTAATAGTTTCTTGTAAATTAGAATTAATACTATAAATTTGAACAGTATCTCCTACCTGAATTGGGGAATAAACATCAACTAATACTGAATCAATACCTCTAGTTCCTCTATAAAAATAGATTTCAACATTGTCGTTTGTCTTAGGTGAAGTTAAAAATCTTACCAACGATCCACCATTAAATTCATATGCAATATTTGGTTCTTGAAGTATTCCGTTGATAAAAATAACTAATACTGAAACTAAGTCTATTGCTTGAGAATCCGAATCTTCTGGATTTATTTCAAAACTTAATAACTGACCATTATAATATAATGGATAAGCTAATCTCTTGCCATCTTGATATTTTTCTATAGAATCAATTAAATCAAGTTCTCCAAATTGCCAAGATGCAAAATTATCATTATAAGTATCTAAAACTGTAAGTTGAAATTCTTCTACAGGTTCAGAAAAACCAATAGCAGTAACAAGTCCAACAGGTTTAAATACATCACCTCTTCTAAAATTGTATCCAGGTCTAGTAATTTTAAACGTTGAAACTTGGAATAAAGTAGTTCCAATTCCAACCAAACTATTGAAATCTGAAACATAATAACCAAATTTAAAACTTACTCCAGTAAAAGATTCATTATTTACTGATTCTCTATTCAAATAAATTAATCCATCTCCCAACGCAGAAATCCTAGTATTTTCAGCAATAATGCTGGGGATAGTTTGAATTGTATTTCCAATTCCAAGATTAGAAGTATTGATTCCAGTAATTATTGTTGAGTTTATACCAATATTTCCAGTTTTTGTATAATTTGTTATAAATGATATATTGTCCGAATTTTTAGTTGGACCTATATCAACATTCATCAACAATCCAATTCCAGTATCTGTCGTTTCACCTATACCAAGTCTAGATACTCCAATAACAGGTAAATTTTCATAAATTGGAGGTGAAATTGTTATAATTGGGTTGACATATCCACTTCCAGGATTGACAATATTAAATGATAATGTTCCACCAGCGCCAACTGTAGATGTTATGACAGATGCCGTTCCTGAATGATCCGGATCTGTTATTCCAATTGAAACTGGTTCTCTATATCCAGAACCATAATTTAAATACTCATACCAAGTAAATATAGTTCCATATCCAACATAATAGTGTGGTAAAGTGCTGATACCTACATCAACAGAAAAAGATGTTGTTCCCATACCAATAATATTTAAAGAATCTAAATGACTTGGGAAATAAGAAACAATTCCTGCATTAGATGGACATGTAAATCCTAATCCAACCATTTTTACCATATTTACACCTTTAAGATCTTCTATAGATGATGTAAATACATCTAATATACCAGTTTGATTATTATATGTAACTGTACTAAAGGCGATTGTATTTCCAGTAGATGCCACACTAACAATTTTTTCAATTCCACCACTATTGTCTAGTTCTGCTCTTACTACTGCACCTACAAGTGGTGCATAACCCATTCCCGCAGTAGAACCTAAGGAAACAATAATTCCACCTCTAGGTAATTGATTCTGATTTATATCGGATTCTGATATGGTAATATTATCTTGATCATCTCTTATTCCACTGAAAATTATACTACTAATTCCAACAGACTGATTTTCAATAATTTCAAAATTATAGTCTGAAACATTTTGAGTTTTTGGTGTCTGATAGATACCATTTATAAAGAGAATGCCATTACCTGAAGTAGTTCCTAAACCAACAGTGTTTATTCCTTGCGATTTTAATAAGAATGTTTGTCCTATCCCTGTAAATTCTGGAGAAATGTCATCAAAAATAACACTAGTAGAATAATCTTGCCTTAAAAATACTCTACCACTAAATGATGCTCTCGATCTTTCTAAATTTCTTTCATCTTTTGCAACTAAATCATATACACTTCCTCTAGGTGGTTGAGTGAAATATATTTCATCTTCAAATATATTAAATGATCCCCTAAAAACTTTTACTTCAGTACCATCAGAGTGTGAGGTTGATGAACTTCCAACAAAACCTCTATCAACTTCAACAATATTTTTATCACCTTCAACAAACAATATTGGACCTTTATTACTAGTTCCTATTCCAACATTAGAAACAAACATATATTCATCATCAATTTTTAATATGTCAGTTGGCTTTATGGTACTAATTCCACTTAACGTAAAGAATGTATTTTCATAACCAATTCCACCATCATTCCCACTTAGTGTATATACCAATCCAGTATATGATAAAGGATACTGCACCAAATTATTAATTGTAATAATTGATTTTTCATTCTTTTTATACATTTCAAACATGTGAGCATTACCTTCACCAAGATCTGTAAAGGTAATGCCAGTTCCCAATGTAGCAGATTCTTGAGTTAATGCTATTTGGAATTGACTATTTGATAATTTAATTGCATAAACACTTGAAGGTAATCTATCTGTAGTAATACCAGTGTCTGTAATAGATCCATCAACAATTCCCATAGCACTTTGGCCAAGACCAATAAATGATGATTTTGGTTTATAAATCAGTTTTTCACCAGTACTGAAGAAGTGATCATTGATTGTAAATACCCCAGTAACCGGATTTAAAACATTAGTATTATAAGGATCAAACGTTTTTGCAAATATAGGAATATTTCTATATTTAAGTTTAAAATTCAATCTATTAATACTATCCGTATTTAAACCAAAATATTTTGCAATGCTGAGATTTTCATATAATGGATTCTGTTGAAGTGGAAGAGGTTGATTAATTTCATCTAAAAATGTATAAAAAGACTCATTATAATAAGTAATTTTAATATTATCTCCAATAAATTCATTTGAAGGACTGAATATAACACTCAAATTATTTTGATCTAATTTAGATCCAAATGTACCTATACCTACGTTTGTTCCAACAAGTAACATTGGATATTCAACCATATTAGAATTTTCGCTATCATGAATTGTCATTAATTGATGTAGTGATATTGTATTGCCAATACTAACTTTAACCAAAGATTTTACACTAGTAAATAAATCAGAATTATATAAAAATACAGTAGAAGATGCGGAGACTGTAACATCACCAGAATCTATTATTACAGTTCTTTCACTCTCATCTTCTTGTCTAGTAGATTTAAATCTATAAGTACCTATTCCAGAATAAGTATCATCAAAATAAATTGTTTTGGATCTAACAATAATATTATTATTTTCAGTAGTATTGATATATGTTAAAGAAATTATATCAGAATCAGAATTTTTTGATATTCCAAAAGTTCCTATAAACCCATAACTAAAATTATCATCCTTAGTACCATCAAAATAATAGTCACTATAGTAAGTATTTGTTCCAACACCGATACTATAAATTTCTACATAATTTGTACTTGAAGTAACAGGATTTAAAATATGAATTTGTGAATAAAAAGCAGTATATTTTGTTGAATCTAAAGAAAGAATATCCTTTGATTCATCCGGTTCTACAATACTAACATCGGTAATAATATTTGCTGGTGATGAATTGATTGAAAATTCTGAATTTTGCTCATTATTTGTTAAAAATCTACTACCGAGTATTTTTATCTCATAATCTGTATTGTAAGGATCTTCCGGAGCAAATAAGAAATAATAATTTCCAACTTCATCTACAATAGGAGTTATTTCTGCTATTTTTTTACCAAATACAGTACTATCAACACCAATTCCATATAAATTTGTTATTGTACTTTTTTCAATAAAATATGAATCTTCAACATCTTTTAATGATATAATTTCGGTGAATTGTACTTCATTTGATGGACTTTCATCTGTAGACTTTATTTGAATTAAAAATCTACCATAAGTTTGACTATTTGGCAAAGATAAAATAATTTTATCTAATCTTTGATCATTATCATCGTCACTTGAAAATTCTCCACTAATATCATCAATTTGCAAAACTCTATTTGTTTTTGATTCAAAATAATCTTGTAATTTTACATTTTTAAACTTAATTAATCTTGAAATATTATTATTTGAATCAAAGTCTGTTACAAAATCAAAATCTTTAATAGTATCAACTCTAGATTGAGACACAAATGTTTGCAATGATGATAAATCTGCGCTAGGTCTTAGACCTGTGGTAGATATTCCAGAAACTATTGAAGAAATCTGTTTATCGGCAAAGTTTTTTGTACCTATTGGATGAACATTAGAATTAACTAATGAAGATATTTCATCCCAAGACTTCTCACTCTTTATTGTATATGATAGATTTTGATAGTAATCATTATCTGATATAAACTGAGAATCATTACTAGGTTTTCCAATGTCATTTTCCCAGTCTAAAGATGTAATATTTGTTGAACTTACAACGTAATATCCTTCGGAAGAATTTATGTCTTCAACTGTGGCAAGATATCCAGTGCTGTTACCTTTGATTAAATCATTTTTTTTCAATGTATAATTTCCAGATAATTTTAAATAATTTTCATTAGAAACTACAACAGTTAAGTCTGTAGAAATGCTATTTTCGTCAGTTATAATAGAAAGTTTTTCTCCAACTGAAAATAAACTATAGTTTTGCTCAACACTGAATATTGGATAATTTTGTTTTTTTACAATTGTAGCAAAAGTATTAATTTGAAATGTTACTGCTGTTCCAGGATTTCCATATAATTCTGGTATTTGAATTTCTATTCTTCCAGGATTGGAAGATGTAGCATAACCTATTACGTTAAAGAATTTATAACCATGATCTTTAGAATTAAATCCAATTCCAGTATCGGGAACATTCTCAATATTTTCTAAAAATACCTCATCTCCAATACTAAAAGGATCCTGAGTAAATCCTAAAATTGGAGTTTTTATTAAGCATGTTAATATACCAACACTAGATGAATCTATTCTATCAATTAAAACACCATTAGAATTATTTGTAGATATGATTGTTACTGGATTTTTTGGTAATCCATTAACATCCGATTGAATTAAAACTTTTTCTATATTTGAATTACCTAATCCACCACCAGACATTACTGGTTCTAAAAGACCTCTTTCAAGTTGTTTTCTTGTTATTGAATCAATTACAATTAATGTTGGTGCAGATGGATAATTTTTTCCACCAAAAACAACATTAACATTTGTTAATCTATTAGAGTCATTTATTGATACTATTTTTAATGAATCTATCGATGGAGATAATGTGTTATCACTAGGATATTCAAATCCAGTATTTTTTATTTCTAAATCATCTAATTTACCCATACTAGTCGAATATGGTATTACATAAAGACCAGTTCCAGTTGAAGAATTTGTTCTAGTATAAGTAGGTATGTCTTTGTATAAATTACCAAAATTAGTAATACTTACTTTATTTACAGGTCCATTTGCAGATAAAGAATTTGTAGTGTAACTCAAATCTAAACAATCATTTAAAGTATATGATGATTGCTCCGGAATGTCTTTTAAATTAATATCAAAAGTAGTATCAGTAACATTGAAAATATTATATTTTCCGGAATATTTACTATTAACAAATAAAATTTCAGATCCATTTTCAACAGTGTCATCTATTTTTAATAATGTATTATCTTTTTCTAAAGTATAATAAAGTTTTTCTGGAATTTCATCCGAATATTTTAGAGTAATAGTTGCATCAGTACTTACTCCAACTGTTCCAAAACCAATTATTGAAAAAGAACTTGTAGATCCTACAGATATAAATTCTTTATTATAATTTTTATCATAATATAATTTAAATTTATAGTCTTCTAAAGTAGGATCTGAAGTATTAAATACCAAATTGTTATTTCTTATTACTTCTATTCTTGGTTGAATTAAACTTATTTCCTGAGTACCAATTCCTACAGAACTAAGACTAATAAAGACTGGTGGGCTAGAAATAGAGTCTTTATAAGATTCGCATAAATGTACATTGTTTATATCAATCTTATTAACATAATAAGAACCAGTGCTTAAACCACCAATAACTGAGGTTGAAATGTAATAAACCTTATTTCCACTGGTTAATCCATGATTAATTAAATTTAGTTTATCTTCTTGTATATTTACTTCATTGGGAGTAAATTGTATTGGGTTTATTACTATCGACTTTATGGTATCAAGATA